ATTAATTCCGGCAAAAAAAATATGCAAAGATTGCAAACACTATATTGGAGATAATATAGAGTGTAGAAAATTTGGAGATACAAATTTAATAACTGGAAAAGTAACATATGATTCCGCGAGATCTGTAAGAGAAAACGAGAAAAAATGTGGAGAAAACGCCATCTACTTTGAAGAGAACAAGTTTAAAATAATTACAGTTCCGTACTATTTTTTAAAGAATAACTGGATATTACTTATACCAACCGCATTCACAAGTTTATATATATTTACTTTGTTTCATGTAGTTCATAAATAACAGTTTTTTTTGCATTTTTATGTCTCTAAAATCGGCATAATCTTTTTCGTATTGTATGATTTAAAGCTTAAACAATTCAATATTTGACTAAACGTATTCATGGGTTGTATATTAGCTCCCGTAGTAATGGCAATCTTTAATCGTTCTACGTCTACGATTATATTTATCATTTTCGCTCCTGTAAAATTGGTTGTTCTGTTAATCTTGACGTCCGTTAAATTTGTGTTGGTCAAGTCAGCTCCTGTAAAATCAGCGTTGGATAAATTTGCATTAGATAAATTTGCTCCACGTAAGTCTGAACCAGCAAAATTAACATATGTTAAATTCGCACCAGATAAAAGTGCTCCTTGCAAACAAGCGTTCTTAATCACAGCTCCTTGCAATATGGTATTTTTTAGATTTGCACGTATTAAAGAAGAAAAGCTCATTTTTGCGCCTCTTATATCTATATATGACAAATTTGTATAAGACAAATCTACCCCTTGAAGGAATTTAACGTCAACTTTCTTTTTTCTTATTTTTCTACATAGCCTTCTCTTTTCTATATAATTGCAAATTGATTGCGTGAACGCGCAGATTGTTCTCATTTTGATTTAAAACAAGAACCAAGAATAACTTTTTTATCAATTTTTTTACACCAACTGAAAAAATAAACAACTATAAAAAAAGTATAAAAATAAGACAAGGTATAATAATAACCGCAGATTTATAATATGCCCAATTCAGACATAACCAAAGTATTGGATGAAATTAAATATGATAAACGATTTGAGCGTTTCAGGTTAGCCAATGTCATTGCGCATGTTGCCGTAATTGTTTTAAGAGGAAAAATTATAGCCAGCGCGGTGAATCGCATTGGTTATCGGCAAGAAACAAGTAGAAGCTATTATAACACTTATTTGCACACAGATAGAAATTTACACGCAGAAGAGAATGTAGTAAGATCTCTTGGAAACTATAATAAGATGAGAGACGCAGACATGTATATTATGAAATTTGGTAGAGGACAAAATTGCGGTAATTATGTAAATTCCAAACCCTGTGCAAAATGTCAATGCTTTTTGAGCAAATGCATGAGAGAATACAAGTTGAAGAGAGTATTTTACACATCATAATTAAAATAAACTATTTAAAATATATTAAACGTATTTTGCTATTTAATATATTTCTAACATTAATGCCACCAGGGTTTGATTTATCCGATATATTACAAACCACGTTCAACGATTCTATAAAAATTTCTCTCTTTCAGCGGATGAAAACAGGCAATCAACTTTTTGACGCCATTTTTTCAACGATGGGGTTTGTGGCTATAAGTTACCTTGTAAAAGTCTTATACGAAAATAATTCATTTAATAAGCCATGGAATATAGATATTTGTGACACAATTAAAAGCTTGTTCTATAAAAAATATTCAATCACATATGAAGGCAAACGGTGTTCTAGTGTTGGAACTTATAATCTTTATCCAGTAGTTTCCTCGTGTTTTACAGACGCATTTAAGGCATTGTGGGCGGATATTTTGGGCACTATGGACGATAATAAAACTATTCATGAGTTAAAAGAACTCTATACAACAATGGATAAATTTCGCGACAAGAATGATAATGCTGATGATGACATGTATATAGTGTCGCAAAAAAAGCCATTTTTATATAAAGCCGACCTCAAAATATATGCTATTGCAGATTTTTATACTGAAGATTCTGGTGGCAGTGAAAAAGAAAAGCAAACAACTAAAACAGATAAAATTACATTAACGCTTTATTCATATGAAACAAATACTTGTGACATTAAGAGTTATGTTAACAAATTGAAAGATAAATATATAAAAGCCATTGAAGAAAGTCGTAATAGCCAAAAATTTATTTATACTCTAATTAAAACTAAATATGAGGATTACAAGTATGAATGCTGGAGTGAATATCCTTTTGATAGCACCCGCACGTTTAAAAATATGTTCTTTGAAAATCAAGAACAAGTTTTAAGTAAAATCCAATTCTTTCTTGCAAACAAAGATTGGTATTATGAAATGGGAATACCTTATTCGCTTGGCATCGGTTTACATGGACCTCCAGGAACCGGAAAAACCTCTTTTTTCAAATGTCTTGCAAACATGACAGGACGTCACATAGTTATTCTTTCGTTGAAACTTATTAAAACCAAGCGGCAACTAGATGATTTCTTTTTTGAGGACAGATACAACTCCAATAACAAGGTACATAGTGTAGGGTTTGATAAAAAGATTATCATTGTTGAAGACATAGATTGCTTGGGTGATATTGTATGGAAGAGAGAAGACGTAAAGAAGAAAGGTGGAACAAACATTGGGAAAAAATTGAATTTAACATCATTGTCGCCGACATCTTCAGTAAACGTTGCGGATGTAATTCAAACCTTTGTTGAAGCAAATGAAGAACAAAATAAACTTTTAAGCACGGTAACAAAACCGCTTGAGGATGATCCAATTACATTGGACGATATTCTGAATCTGTGGGACGGTCTTAAAGAAACTCCTGGAAGAATACTGGGAATTAGCAGCAATCATTATGACAAGTTGGATCCAGCTCTAATACGCCCAGGGCGAATTGATATAACACTTAAATTGGATTATGCCTCGCGTGAAATAATAAGGCAAATGTATGAAAGGTATTATTCAGAACGCATTAATAAGAAACATTTAAAGAAGGTTGCAGATTATTTTTATTCGCCCGCTGAAATTATTAACTGCTACGTTATGAATAAGGATGATCCAGGCGCATTTATTGAAAGATTAATGAAGAATGAAAAATTTTAATAGTAGTTTATTTATAATTCTTTAATAAAAAAGTGCAAAGCACCTCTTTATTATATATTACAAATTACAAAACTACTTCTACTAATAGTACTTCTACTACTATTAAATTTTTTATACACGATGATCTGTCCGACAAACTGGACAAGTAAAATGTCCTGCACTAAACCAGGTGTGCAAACAACTCCGATGAAAGCAATGCGTATGAGAACACGGCAAAGATATGCAGTCTTTATCTGGCAATGTTACCGTGTCATGAGGAAAGGAAAGGCAACAGATAGGGCAATCTTCATCAGGCTGTTCTGAAGAAGTTACTGCCGGACAATCGGCAATAAACTGCAATGCCGCGTCAACCCCACACTGTCCCAAGGTTGCCCAGATAGTTGGACTCCATTGAGTTGATGCCCACTGAGCTGTTTGACCTGTAACTAGTGGAACCGGCATGGGTCCTTGTTGTAGCTGCCGACATTTTTTCCCCATAACCTCGCGCCACTTTTGATCGCGCATCATATCATCTATTTCTCGCAGGTCTTCAAGCTGCTCTAGAGAGAGCATTTTAAGTTCCTCTGGCGATATCTCTTTTTCGGCCACAAATAGGGCATGCCACTTCGCAGTAAGTTCAACCTGCTTTTCTATAAAAATACGTTCCGGCTTTACTTCTTGAGGTAGTGCGTGCCAGCGTTCACGACATTGCTGCAACTTTTCCAGGCGCTCTAAGTCGGAAAGCTCCTTTTCAAGCAGTTTTGCCTGTTGCACATCAGGGTCTTCTTCTTTTAAACGACACTCGCTCAAAAGAAACTCGGCAAATACACCGTCTTCCTCTTTGCGATCTTGCCACTTTTTACGCAGTTTTTTTAACTTTTTTAGCTTCCGGACACCGAAAGTCTCCATTTTATTGGATTGGTTTACACTTCACATATATGATGTTGAGTTTGGTTTAGTAAAATAAAATTGGTAAAAAAGTTGTCATTTTTTTTCTCAAAATGCGAGAATTTTTTTTTTCATTAAATTAAATGTAAAAACTTTATTCGGTGTCCGTTATTTGCCGCCAGCTTTTATAAAATTGTAAGCATATATTATATTCGTTATAAATTATAATAATTGTTATAGAACTTTAATAAGAATCATAACAATTAAAATGCACATCATAGAAAACTACGTTCAAAATTTAATGGTAAATCTTCCCAAAAAAACAGAACCAGAAAATATCAATATCATTTTAGACGGAGGAATGTTTAACGGCAGTTATTTAACCGGCGCGCTCTATTTCTTAAGGGAGATGGAAAAACAAAAATACGTTGTGATACACAAGATTTCTAGCTGCAGCATTGGATCAGTTTGCGCTGTCCTATATAAGATAGATGCATTGGATTTGATTCCCGAGTTTTATAATATAATACTGAAACAATTTAAAGAAACCCGCCACTTTGGTGGATTAAAATCTTGTTTACGTAAAATCAAACAGCGCATTGAAGCCACGCATTCAAAAACAAAAAAAACTTTAAAATTAAATAATGCATTATATATCACGTATTACGATATTAAAAAAGGAAAGAAAATTATTAAAAGCAAATACAAAAATGTAGACGAATTAATTGACACCGTTTACAAGTCGTGTTTTGTACCCTTTGTTGCTGACGGAAATGTAGTATATAAAAATCGTTATTATGACGGGGTTAATCCATTTATTTTTCCGCCAGAAACTAATAAAAAAATACTTTATTTGGACTTGTTTGGTTCTGACAAAATTCACTATATGCTGTCGGTTAAAAATGAAAAAAACAATTTTCATCGCATACTTGCAGGACTATTAGACATTCATTTGTTTTATATTAAACAAAATAGCACGCAGATGTGCAGCTACGTGAACCAGTGGTCTTTGTATCAAACGTTTCACAATCGCGTTTTAAAGTATTGTGTTGAAGCCGCCATGTTTTATACAGTAATCGTTGCTTTCTATTTAACACAATACATACCAAGCGAGCTTTGTGAGCATATTATTTTTAAAATAGTATCAAAAATAATAAAGGAATTGTATATTATTGTTATTGATTATTACTGCTTTTAGCTGTGTAATATAAACTTGTCGTCATCGTCATTTAAATTGTTAACTTTAACATTGCCACTTTTTATGTCAAACTCCGCCGTTAGCGTCAACCCGCCTCCTTTGGAGCCGTCTCTTTTAAATAATGCGGACGTTGGAATTAAGGATACAATAAAGTTATTCAAAATGTCATCATTTGTAATATAAACTTTGGTAACTTCTCCGTTTGGTTTTACAAAATCAACACCATCTTCTTTATACATTGTTTTAATATCTTCAGCACTTAACAAGTTTCCATTATCGTCTTTAATTCCTCTTATCTTTAAAGTTTCTAGATAATCAAATTTAACGCCTAGAGAATTTATATATCGCTCAATAGATTCAGCATCGTTCGTTAAAAATGTCTTTCCGTCAAATGGAATTTTTTTATTTACATCATCGCGCACTTGTTTTATTATCTGAGATTTTAAATTATAGAGAGCAAGTACATTTTCTGCATAGCCCTGCTCACTGAAACCTTCAAATATATTTGAAAATTGCTGTAAGTCAACTTTTAATATCCATAAACACTTGCCTCCACTTTTAAAAACCTTATAATTGTCTGTTAAAAATCTTTGGTCAGACTCTTCTAAACTCTCATTCAATGTGCAATGTAAATCGGTTATTATTGGAGGAAATCCACCAGTCAACTTTTTTCTATCCCTTTCAAGTCTTGCAAGTTTCGTTTCTGGTCCTCCATCAAATTGCATATAAAATACATCATTCCAAGACTTTTCTACCCGAGGTGGATTATAATCAGCTGTTCCATCTGGATTCAATAAATAATTTTCATAAACGTCAACGTTATCATCTATAGTTAATATGTCATCCTGAAGCATCTTTCCTTTCAACGCTTTATATTTTTTATACTCTCGCGATTTAACATATATATTCTTATCTGTTATTTCTACTCCCCCAGTTGCAACTGACATTAATGCAAATTTGTTACTTCCCTTTGTGGGAACTAATGCGAGCCCCTCAACGCCTTTCACTTTAAGCCCGCTAAAAGTGATTTCGCCTCTTCTTAAAAACTCTTGAAGTTTTTTTGCATTATCTACTTCCGTAGTTTTTTCGGGCACATCTTTTGCGTTCTCTATCCTATCAGAAAACGGCTCAATAAAAAAATCCAGAGGAGTTTTAACTTCTTTTTCGCTCTTTTTTCCACTTAAATCTGTTACAATTATCTTTGGAGTAATCCCGGGAGTTAACATTGCAGGCTTTACATCTGGTCCTCTTTGCTCTACATTTAACGCGCTCAAAAGTTTTGTGCTAAATTTTTTATCATTAAACAATTCTAGCAAATTCTTTTTTATTAATTCATAACTGGGATTTTTTTTGTCCATTGGAATAATTGCTTTAATGTCCTGGTCAGTGAATTTATAATCTGAAATACTTTTCATTTTAAATAACAAAATCATTAGTTTCATTTTACTATCATCATAATCAATTGCATTACTGTATATAAAGTTGAAGTAAATAAAGATTAAATAGTCGTAATAATATTTACCGTCTTTATACGGACTTTCTTTCATATCTTTGAACATGTCTATATTTTTTAATAGATTGTTTATATAAAGTTTTTTAGCCTCATATTTAGAAAATTGCTCCACGTTTTCAGGTGTATAATAATTCCACAACGTTTCATTCTCTTCATTTTTTGGAAATATATTTTCAGAATTTATTTTTTCTATTAAGCCCGCAATTTCTTGTATATTGTTGCGTTCAACGTTTTCGTAGGTTGATAAATTATTTAATAGCTCTATAAGTTTTAATTTAATGTCATCAATTTCGGAAATTATATTAGTTCTTAGAGGGGTTTCAATTATCTTATTATAAAGCTGTGTTATATTGTCTAATTTAGTTTTTTCTTCTGGTTTTAATTTTAAATCAAAGTCCACTAATAGAAGAAATGCATTTATAGCAGCAAATGGATTATCTTTTTCAAGTTCTTTTGCTTGTTCTTCTCTAACTTTTTCCATCTTAATTCTATTTATTTGAGCAATCAATGCATCTTTATTTAAGCTCATTATGTTTCTTGTAAGGTCTTGGTTAGCATTTTCTGGGTTTAATTCCTCATTGATTCGGATTAAATCATTTATTATGTCATCAGCAAATTGCTCGCTATCTGTTAATTTGCTAACATCGTCCAATTTTTCGTCTATTCTTTTTATCTCATTGAGCATAGCTTCTTGACGTTTTCTTATATCGTCTATCTCATTCTTGCTTAGCCCTACCAAGTTTGAGGTGTTTAATAATGAATTTATTTCAGTTTGAAACGACTTAAATATTGATTTTTTTATTATTTCTATTTGATTGGCATAGTTTTGTCTCTCCACTTGAATTTCTAACACGTCTGTAAAAAAACTCTGGGCGTTTTTATATTTTTCAGACATTTCTTCAACGCAAACATATTTTGTACTTATAGTTTCATTAACGATTTCATCCGTGTTATTTTTTGGTACTTTTATATAGTTTCCAGCGCTATCTTTTGTTAGTACTCCATCTTTATCAATTTGAAAAATTAAAATTTTTCCATCTTTGTCAAATTCGGGCATTTCTACAATATGATATCCTTTTTCGCAGTGCTCAATTAATAACTTATTTACTAAGCTACCAATATTTGGATTACCCGTTTTTTGTTGATAAGCATATGGATCTAACAATTCTTTTTTACCGTATTCATAACGATATTTTACGTATACGTTTTCATCGCTATTCTCCTCATTTATTTTTTCTTGTAAAAAAATCCGCATCTTCCCCTCATCTAGAGTGGGTGGAGTAGATTTTATATAAACATTTATCATTTTTTGTAATTCATCAAAATACCGTTTTGTGTGGTCTATTTGAATGTCTATTTTTGTTTCCACATTTAAAAACGGACTATTTTCAAGACTAGTTATTTTAAATTCTGCATAATTTATATTTTTAAGTTTTATTGACAACGCTTTTAAGTATTCTTTAAATTTTTCGTTATTATTATATCCACCAACATCGTCGTAAAATGCATTAGGATTACAAAAATCTACATCACCAAATATGCTCCTCATTCCATTTTTATCAACTTCTTTATAAATATTTGGAAAATTTCTTATACCCAATATCTCGCAAATTCCCAATCTTATATATTCCTTTTTATTCTTAGTGTTTTTGTTGCCGTTCGTGTCACATGAATTGTTTATGCAGTTTGTTCTGAATTCTTCTGCGGCATTAAACATAAATTGCGGCATTTGTGTGGTTTGATTGTCCTGTAAAAATTTTAAAAAATTTCTAAAAAAGGCATAAACAAAATCATAAATTACATTTGCAACTTGTTCGTTTATAGCGGCTTCTAATTTTGCATCATCTATCTTTCCGTCTGTATCTTTTGAGTCATTCAGTAAATTTTTTATTGACGACTCTATTAAATCGCGTCCAACATTTATATTTATTTCTGATTCATTTTGACTATTATTCAGTGATGGATTATATGAAGGATTGCCAAATATTTGAGTAAGCAAATAATTTGTTAACTTCTCCCGCTGCAATATGAATTTAAAGATTGGTGCCAATATTTCTTTCAATAGTCTATTTGAGAATAAGCTAGTAAATATTACATTACGTATAAAACTTTGCCACCAAAATATTGAACCTAATTGCGCGGCCGTTGGAGGAGGAATTTTATATAATTTACAAAAAAACATATTAATAAACACCTGCGAATCAAGTGGGTTTGTTATAACAACCATAACAGCATCTACAATGTTGTATTTATCATAAACTTTGCAGTCTTTATTTTTAAAATCTACTTTTTTTAAATCTTCTAGTTTTTTTTGCTGTTTCTCATCAAACCCAAAAAATAGCTCTGCAAAAACTTCTGCAATATAGTCTTGGTCATTTACATTGCGTTTTTGGAAATCAGCTAGTCCAATATTTATGTACATATAAAAATTTCCCCCTCTTGGAGACGCGCAATAATTCGGTTTAACACCTGTTATAGGGTCGGATGGACACAAACTATATTCTATCTTATTTTGTAAATTGTCCACCAATGCATCTATGTTAGGTCTTCCAGTTAAGGTAGAATAAACTTGGTCACAGGCTATTTTTCTAGCTTTCATAAGCATACTAGAATCATAATATTTTTTAATAGAATCACTAATATGCAAGACAATTAAACGCACAAGATTTACACCTAAATAAGGTTTATCTGGTACAACATCCATTGAAATTGCTACAAAATGCATAAACCATAGCGGTGTGCATGCAGATATTGAAGTTATAATAGTTTGTGCCGACGGATGCTTCATAATTAGTATTGTATTTGACAAGAATGTTATCAATGGTGTAACCGCAACGCATGCGGGAATGCCGACGCCAGTAGAGGTGGCTAACGCACAGAGAGCTATTAAAATTCCATTAATCGTTACCAAAACAGCTATAATTGTGTTCCAACTCACAGTTAATATGCCACCAATGAAATCTAAATAAACATTTAACATAGTAGACGACAAATCAGTAAGAACTTTAAAATAACTATCTTTTCGGCATTTTTCAAAATCTTGTGACGTAAGACCCTCGTTTTCGCCTTCTCTATTTACAACAATTTCGTGACCTTTCATATACCATTGCATTGAATGATCTTTGCACCATTTAAGAATATCTTCAAATGGAGATTTTTTTTCATCTAGTTTTTCTAATTCTGACATCTCGCCATATTCTTTTCCATTTGTTTTTAATTTTGTTTCTTCTCCCAAATTTCTTAACATATTAACCATGCCACTAACATATCCATCATCCCCGCCAAACAATAATCCAAAAAGATATCCTTGTTCCTCTTTATTTTCTTCTGCAACTCCTGTTTCTTGTTCTTCCTTTAGTGCTTGTTCGCGCTTTAGTTTTTGTTCTTCTCGTTCTATATTTCCAACGGCGTTTCCGAGGGCTTGAGTTTCTTGGTCTTTGACTTGTTGGTTTTTGATTTGTTGGTTTTTTGTTACTGATTCATCTGCAACTAATTTATCCCCGACTGGTTTGTCTGCGAGTGGGTTGTCCGCTACAGTGGGCATTTGCGACGGAGGTAGGGTGGGACTTCTATTGCTTTGGTCAACTGTTTGTTTAGGTTCTGCACGTTCAATAGTTTTTGCTGATTGTTCTGCCAAAATATTGGAGATAACAACGGGTTTTCTATTTTCTTCTCTTTGTTTGGCTTCTTTAAGGAGTTTTGTTAGCTCTTCTGCAAACCCATCTAGTCTATTCTTAATTTCTCCTTCATATTTATTTACATTTCTATTATTTATAGAATAAAAATTATTTGCTCTCACAAGTACATCTCTTTCAAAAATTTTATATTTTAATTCAACATATCTTTTCATTAAAGATTTATCATAATTATCGCATTCTATTTTTTGCCCATTTTCAAAATTTGTCAACCGCCCAGATAAAAAGGAGTTATTGTTTTGAATATTTTGTAGTTCCATTTTCAACACGTCCAGAATAGAATCCGGTTTATAAGTTGGTGCATAATTAAATGGGCTAGACGTGCTAGTCAAAGGATAGTTAATTAAAAGTACATCTGGAAATTTCATTGCAGATTTATATAGCCTTATAATGTCCGCATCTTTTTTTTCGGAGGTAGTATTTTCGGATGGGTTGCACACACTATCTATTTTATTTAACTCTTGTTCGCGAGCGCTTTCAATTAAACCATAATCAATCTTAAATCCTTCAGGAATATCAAAATAATTATACACTGCATCTTTTAATCCTTTGTCCATGTGCATATTTCTCTGAAGTTTTTTTAGCAGTGTCCCAAAATTTGCCAATATAAAAGTCTTTTCGTATTCTTCTGTTTCTGCGACTAGTTGTTCTGTTTTTCGCGTTATTTCATCTGTTATTGCTGAAACAGCAGATGCATGCGCATCTTCTATTCTTTTATATTCAGCCTCTTTTTCTTTTAGTTCAGTTTCATTTTCTTCTAGAAGCGTTTTATTGGAAGAAACTTCCTTATTTTTTGCGGAAAATTCTCTACTTTTTGATACTCCTTCGCTATAAGCTTTCATACCTTTTTTTGTTCCTTCGTCTTTTTCAGATTTTCCTGGTTTTAACGCATAGTTTTTTATTTTAGGATCATAATAGTAATAAACTTTTACAGTTTCTAATAATTCTTTAATTTCACTTTCCAATTTGTCTTTTTCCTCTTCTAATTCTGACTGCTTTGCAGTTAACTCTGTGTTTTTTAACTTTAGTGTTTCAATTGTAGTTGACAATTCCTTATTTTGACTTAAAACGTCCATTTTTAACGTTTCATTAAGGTATAGCTCATCTATTTCGCTTTTTAATTGTTTAAGGTGTTCTTCGGTTGCTTCTTCGCGATCTTGACCAACGACCCCATCTATTATTTTAACGACAAATTTAATCATATTATCATGAACGTCGTCTATTATTATTTTATTAGATTCAATAAATTCGTTTATTATTCTTTCATTTTCTAATTCTTCGCTCGTCGTTGAAGACGATAATTGTTTTTGCCCATATGAACCATGAATGTATTCCGCTTCTCTTTGTGTGTCTTTATAATTTTTAACTAGATCATATTTATGCTCGTGCAAATATTCAATTATATCTGGTCGCATTAATAGTTTATTTACTATTTTTTGTTTTTCTTCTGAGCCAAGTTTAAAAAAATCTACTTCATTTGATGCGTCACAAACTGTGTCTTTTTTATTAGTATTAATGTTAAATCCGGATTTGTCTATAAATACTATATTATCATCTCCAGAACTACATAGTTTGGAAAATTTTAGTGCATTTGTGAACAATTTAAACATTGTATCTTCGCTTCCTTTTTGAAACACCGTTTTTAGTGTTTTTTGGTTTAACATAGTTTCGCACATTGATTCAAACTCGGAGTAATTAAAATTTAAAAAATTTAGTGGCACAACATCATATTCCCAATCGGAAAACCGACCCTTTATGCTATCTGAAAATTTTAATATATGCTTTGCTACTTTTATGAATTCTGTATTATATCTTGAATTTATGTCACTTAACTTATTTAATATATATGGGTCATTTTCTCCATATAACTTCAAATCTTCTAATATCTCGCTTGGCGCGTTACCTTCACTTGCAGTCAACACATAATCCATTAAAGTTTTAATTGTTAAAAAGTCTGACACTCCAACAGATTGAAACCCAAATCCGTAGTTATTTGGCAAAGCAATTTCAAACTTTCCATTTCCAGGAAGTATCCCTTGGAGTTTTTGTTTTTCTATTCGTTTAACAATAAACGAATCGTCTCCTTCTTCTAAAAATCTCTTTATAAATGCTATTTCTTCAGGATTTTTCAGGTCTAAACTCACATATGGTTTTTCTTTTACATCTGGCGTAGCTGTGGGCTGTTGAGCTGACCCCCGAGACTTAAACCACATCTCCCACTTTTTATCTGGATCCCAGTATTCCCATTTTAAATATCTTGGCCACCTCCATCCACCTTCAGTTGCTGTGTCTATTTTTCTTTTTTCTTCTAATTTTATTACCTTTCCCAAAATTCCCAATTCAATAATTTTAGCATTTGATAATTGTTGTTTTTCCTTTGCAACTTCAGGGCTTACTTTATCATTGTCTTTTATTTCCTTTCCAGAATCTAATACTTTTTTTACAACCGTCTCCACTACTTCTCCAACTTCTTCGCCAACTTCTTTAACTAATTCTGTTACCTTTTCTATTATTCCATCTTCTTCCTTTGTTGGCATCTTTGGAACAAAATTTTCAGGCAAATTGTGAACAATCCTATATGACGAATAATATAGCTCTTTTAGATACAAATCAAATGAAAAGTATTTATTCGGGTCTTCTTTTTGTTTCTTTTTAAAATCTTGTTCATAATAAGCATAAAACACGTCTTCTATCTTTATATCCCTTGCATTTGGATCATTTGGGTCTATTTTTATGACTGCGCCAGTGGAATCTTTTAAAGGGTTGCGCATTAAATAAGAAAGCAACTCATCTGGATTAAATAATGCAAACTCTAAATCAGACGCAACACCTGTTTCCGTTGACATAACGCGTTCAATATCCAAAATTATAAATTCTTCCTCTTTATGATTAACATTCATTTTAATAAGATTGCCTTTTAGATTTTCTTCGTTTTGTCTACCATACAACTCATAATAACCATCCACAGTTAAATAAGGAATTACTGTTTTTAATAGAATTTTATTAATGTCCGTAAAATCTTTTAACTCTTCAATAAACTTTACTCCCTCGCCAGTTTTATAAGCTTTAAACAGATTTGAAAGCTTATTATTCAAAAACGTTGAAAAAAGCAATAGCTTTTCGCGATTGTCCAATATTGAAAAAAAATCTATTTTAAATGCATCCATTACCGGGCTTACTATCTCATTTACGCCAGCGCTTAACAATGGAACTGCTGCAACAAAATACATAATTTTTACGCTAATTTTTACAGCTTTTATCATCCACATGTCGTCTATTTTTTTAAAATATTTGGAAAGAGAAATTCCAACCTCACTGTTAAAAAATAAATTCTGAACGTCTGTGTGAAACAATTGAATGTCGTGTACAATGCTAGAAATCAATTGCATTCGCGCTTGCTCCACTCTTTGATTAAATGATTCAGATGTTCCATAATAGAATTTCATGTAAAACTTTACTAGGTCAACAATTGTTCCTTTTGGTAGAATTGGTACCCAATTAAATGGAAATAATTCATTCATAATTACGGTGTCATAACCTTTTAAAACCCAATTTTGAAGAACTCCTACGGCAATACTAAACGAGACGTTGTGCATGTTTTTATAAAGAAAATGAAAAATTGCAAAACCATTTGTATACATTGTAATATTTTTAGCGGACAAATTTGGATATTTTAAGAATTTTTTGAATTTTTTTTTGAACTCAACCATATAACGTATTATTGATAATTTATAATTATTTGGTTCGTCTGGTTCAGGGTTAAGCATCTCAGCAATTTCTTCGTTTGAATATTTCAGTTTTTTATAGTCTGCAATTCTTAGCACTTTTTGTTCTATTTCTAGTATGTTTTCTTTGTCAGTTTTTTTCTTTTGTTTCTTTTTTGCTTCCGCTTCTTTTTTTAATCCATCAAAATATGCATTTGGGCCAGAAGTTATTGCAAATTTATATAAACCATCCACAGAGATTGTAAAAAAATCTGGAACATATTTTGGTATTTGAGGAAGAGGATTGTATTCGCTTTCCCACATCTTTTGCAAAGGATTATATTGGGTTGACCATACATTTCCAACAAAGCTTGTAAACGCGTTGTTGCTTATGTTATTTCCAGGCAAAGAAATCCAATTAAAAAAGCTTCCAGCACCTTCAACTGTTGACGCACTAAGAAATCTGGTTAATTCGTGAAACGTTCTTGTATTTGTACCAATTTTAAATGCCTGTTCAAATATTATCATCTTGTTAATGTCTTCATAATTTGAAAGCAAAGCATTTGTTGTATTTATATACGTGTATATGTTTGACGCCATTGATAATGAAGATAAAATAAATTGACCATTTGGGCTTTGTGAATATGATGTTGCAAAAGCCAACCAAGAAGTATTTACTGTTTCCGTTTTGTCTGAACGAAATATATCCTTCTCTTTTATTCTGTCATAAATATACTTAAAAAACTTGTAGTAAGCGTTTGTTTCTGCTAATTCTGCATTAGAAACGCCGCTAAATATATCAGTAAGAATTTTGTTAATTGTATTTGGGTCTGTTACTCCTTCCGGAGTTTTAGAATAAGTAACCATATCATTGTACAATTTTGTAAGATTTCCAATGTCAGAAATGGAAAAAAATCCTGCATAATGAAATAAATCTAAAAAGCCATGAAAGTATAAATTTGTGCTACCGATGTAAGAAAACATGTTTTCCCCCAAAAAAACCCAATTTATTGCACCTGTTCCAATTGCTGCTACTGTTTCTGTTGCTGCCACTCCTGTTGCTGTTGCTGTTGCTGTTGCTGTTGCAGAAATTCCAACTTTTGACATAATTAATTGTAAAAGTGCAATCCAAGTTAAAGGTGCACCTATTGAAGAAACAACCAAAACATTGAAACCAACGCCGATTATAATGGGTGTTATGTAAACAAATGCTGGACTACTAGTTACTTTATATAACATCTGAATATAACCCCCTTGTTTTTTTTCCTCTTGAATTTTAAGATACATTTCTTTATAAATTTCAACGTTTTTATGTAATACCGCAAAATGATTCGCCAGTTGTTGTTGAGCTCTATATGGATTATATGATGGCGGGTTTCTTATAGACTTAACTACATTTTTTTGCAATTGAGAAAGGTGTCTTTTTCTATCGTCTGCGCCTGCTCCTGTGGAGGCAATGTCCAATTTAAAATCGCTATTTAATATTATTACTTTATTATCCTCCAAAACGTCTTGCATCGTAACAGTTTTTTCATATCTTAGAATTTTGATGTCATCCTTTTCTTTTTGGGTATCATATTTTTTCATTATTTTTTCAGAATCATTGTAAACACTGCTTAGTTTTTCTTTATAAGCGTAATAATCTTTAAAATTATAACGATTTATTCCGCTTACATCTTTATCTATATAAATTAATGGAGCAGCTTGACTTGGTTTTACAAAAGAAGCCATTTTAATAATATAATAATATATTTTAATACTCTGAATTGCTTAAAAACATATATTTAGAAATTAAAGAATAAATGCAATTAAAAATATAAAATATATAATATATAATATAATTATATAAATGACATCAGCTATAAATGGAAAAGAAAATGCTTTGTCATGCAACAGTGACATATTTAATGAAATTAATGAATACGCAAAAAATCACGAATCCATAAAAAATGCAGTTATTGAAGCAAATGTCTTATATAACAATGGAAAATTTTATTATTCAAGTGGCGAAAGTGTTGGCGCTCTCGTCAGTTATTCTTGCGCGACGGTTTTATTAAATAGTGTATTACAACAAATAAAAATAACAGAAGACGAGACAGCGTCTCAGGTTGTCCTTCAAATTAATAAAATAATGAATTCATTGTTACAAGTTATTCAAAGTTTGCAACAAAAAGTTGGCTCTAATAAATCAGGCGATAAAGACGACAATGAAAAAGATTGGGCCAAAATTTGCACTAAAATTAAACCACTTGTTTTTAAAAAGGGCAGCAACGATTGCATATTTTATAGTGATGTTGCTGGATTAGCTGCTGAGAAAAAAACAATTGACTCCTCTCTCGTTTACCCTCTAATTTACCCAAATTTATATCCAAAAACTTCCAAAGGCATTTTAATTTATGGTCCCCCTGGAACAGGTAAAACTTATTTGGTTAAAGCCGCTGTCAACGAGCTGCAAAAAAAAGATGACAGTGTAGGTGTTCTATTTTTTGCTCCGTCACCCGGCGATCTAAAAGGCAAATATGTAGGTGAAACTGAAAAACGTATTGAAGAAATATTCAGATGCGCTAGAGATGCCGCATGCGAACATCAAGCTGGATGCCCTGGAAATAAAAAATATATTTCCATCATCTTCATGGATGAAATGGACGCTATTGCGCCTGATAGAGATAAAGATACAACAGGTCTTGCTGTAAATTCCGTGAATACATTGCTACAAATGATGGATGGTATTAAATCATTTCCAAACGTTACAGTTGTTGCAGCTACAAATTATCCATGGAATCTAGATGCAGCTATTCTTAGACGTTTTGATACGCAATTGCTAATTAATGTACCAAATGAGCGCGAACTTAAAGAGCTATTTAATATTGAAATGAATAGATTTATAGATTTAGATGTAGATAAATCAAACTTTAATTATTGTGATACCATAGAAAAAAAACAAGACGATGAATCATCAAACTTATCATGCGATTTAGAATGCAGGGAAAACCCTTCTATTGAAAAACATAGAATATATCCTTATTCTAAATTTAATATTGAATATTTCTCTAACAATAAAAAAGGTGGATTGATTGATGGAATTATATATCTTCTTAAAAAAGACAACTTTTCTAACTCCGACTTAAATCGTTTAATTAAAGCCGCTGCAACAAATGCAGGTGAAATGGCTGTAAATCAGAGTCTATTTTATTCTTCAAAACTTATTGGAGATTTTAGACATGATAACTACATTTCCGCGTTGACTGGAATAAATTTTACTGAAGAGGTGGATAAAAAGAATAAAGGAGGACAAGTAGTTACTAATGCTAGTGGCTTGTCTAAAAAAACATTAAAAATAGATTCTATTAAAAATGTAAATTTGTCTATTGAAATATTAAAAGCTTTTGAACAAGGAAAAACTCCTGAAAATGTTATTCAATTAAACTCGCCAGATTTTTTCAGAATCCAACACGAAAACCATTATTATTACAATACAAAATGCTTGTTATATAAAAATAACGATGTGTTAATACAACACCACTCTATTTCTGATATATATATTAAAGGAAATCCCATTGATGTTACTTTAGACGCGTGGAAAAACAATTCTAGCAAGTCAACAAACACCGATACATATTATACTAACATTTTAGGAACCACAAAGGATAATTTAGAAAATGAAAAAACGGCTGATGATTTTGGCGAAATAGATATAGTTATTGCATTTGACTTTACGTTTAAAGAAAATAATATGGGATCCAGTGTAAAATCCCTTATGCCAATATATAGAGACTTGATAAATTATGTGTTTCAACCCATTTATAATGAATTTTTGAAAAATAAGACACGTGAATTAGATGAAACAAAAATAACCGGAGAATCTAAATCCGATAAATGGGAAAATTTTTTAGAAAAAGCACAGCCAAAAGGTCAGCCTATTTTTTCAAACTCAGTATCCACTGATATAATTAATAATGGTAAGTTTCAAGAGAATGAATGGAATCCCCTGTTAAACGACATTTTTTCTTCTGTTAAACCCCATAATCTTGACTTTTATAATTTTTTGCTTTTACAAAATCTTCTTCTAGATAAACATGGAGATAATACTAAAAAATTTGAGGAAGGATTTTCAAAACCTCACGTTGGCGGCGATGGTATGCAGCGATCTGTGTCAGCTCCTGCAAACTTGCAAACCCCAGCAAATGTGCAACCCTCTACCCCAGCTCCAGCTTCAGCGTCTAGTGATAGTTCAGATGATGATACAGCCGATTCAGATTCTGATGCAGTGGAATTTTCTGAAGTATTAGATGAAAATACTGTTAACAATTATTTAAACATTATTAATTATCATGAAAAAATTAATATAGTAAATAATGATTCAATTAAACCAGAACTTGAAATTAAAACGTACACTCTATCTAAAGATGGCAGTTCTTTCCCCGTATTTTATTACACAAGTAAAACAGATGATAATGAAATAACAAAATTTAGAATTAACGTAAAACAATATAAAAGTTTAATAACAAACGTTGAAGTTTATGAATTTTTTGGCGAATTGTTAACAAATTATGATAATTTATTTATAGATATTAACCAAAATTTGTTTGAGATACTTTTTAAAGATGCCTTTTCAGATATTAAAATAACTACAACCGACCCTGAAGAATTTGCAGAAATTTGGACTCCAAATACATTAGTTAATAGACTTATGCAGTTATATATAAACGATGTAATAAAAATGTATTATTTGCAATTAGATATAATTAGAACACAAACAAAAACCACAATAACAGGTTTTAATGATTTAAGTGAAAGCGAACTAAAGGCAGTATTGTTTGGTTATTTATTGGTTGTATTTAATTCTACAAATGTAACACCAGAAATAATATCACAATATTCATTGTTATTATTGTATGACAATTATTTGCTGTCTGTGCCACAAACTGGTCAAGCAGGTGTTGCGCGTTCATTTTTAGGTCAATCAATTTCAGATTCCAATAAATTAGAGAATACTGAAACCTTTGAAAAAATAACAAAAATGAAAAAATATCAAGAGTTTTTTGATAAGTTAGACGCAACCCAACAAGATATAGATAAAAAACAAAGCACCGAACAATCAGATACAAGTTTAGGGAAAAAATCAAATTCCAGAAATAAAAAAGGAAAAAAACCAGTAATTACAAAAAAACGTGTTGTTCTAGGTGTTTTTGCGGCTTTAGCAATTGGAAGTGCTCTATATTTTTCAGGCGCAACTCAGCTGCCACTTGGTCAAGGAAATGCTCCGGGTCCCGTCGTTGGTCAAGATAGTTCTCTTGTAAATGCCAACCCAGGCGCAAATTTTACAAACCCAAATTTTACAAACCCAAATTTTAACTATACAACTGGTAATGCCAATAATTCTACTGCGGATTGGCATAATGGCTTCGGTGGCAGACCTAGAACTCACAAAAATGTAACTCAACACACCAAAATGACGTCTTCTTTAAAAAATAAAAAAAAATCAAAATCAAAAGGAAACTCTTTAAAGAATAAAAAACTAACTCCAAAAAAAAGAACGCAGACAATGCGCAAACGACCTATGTATACCGGAGGAGCTCCAGATGAACAAATAGACGGGTTTATAAAGTGGTGCAATGACAATAAAGAAAAGGTTAGTTTATCCGCAATGGCATCAGGAGATCTTGGACCAATTGCTAGAAAGAAAATTTTTGTGAAAACCACATTTAATAGAGCGCAACTTAAATTGCAGCGCCGTAGAGGAGCTTTTGTGGCTGTGGTTGGAATGATCTCGTGGATCCCAAAAGGGATTTACAACACTCTACCCGAATGGATAATTACTAAAGAACAAAAAATAAAAAATGAGGCTGCAAGAAAAGACGAGTTTAATAAAATTTTACAAAAGATAAAGGAAACAAATGCATTACTTCCTATATGTTTTAATAATGTTGATGCAATTGGTTTAGTAAATACTAAGATCAAATCAGTAAACAAAATAACCGACGATAAAGAACTAATAGAAACTGCTACAAACGAACAAAAAATCAATTTAGATTGGCAATACTTGGAAAATACAAAGTTGTGGTTTTCTTTTAGAGACCTAGCAGAAACAATGTTTGGTCTAGGACAGGGAGTTGAAGGAGAAGGAATTGAAAATATACTAGGAGCAGCAGCAACTTGTGTAGGATTATTTATTTTTGGAGGTTACGTTAGTGCCGCTGCAGTTGGAACAATAGTTGTTTGCAACATTGTAAATGCATATAAATACTGGAGTGGAAAATCTGAAGATAAAGAAAATATTATAAAAAATGCATTAATGCAATCGTTGTTCAACGTATTGACGGAAATTCGCTATTTTGAGTGTAATAAATTTCAAGGAAAAGATGCACTTGATATATTTTTAGACGAACTTGATAAAATTTGCCGAGAATCACTTACTTTTTTTTCTAATAAATCTACCCCAGCAATTTCTGGAAGCCAAACTGCAGCCGCAGCCCAAGGACAAGGAAGAAGTTCTACAGATCTTACAATATATAAAAATAAGAACGTAGTTGGAAAAGACATTAAAAATAAACTAGTAAATTTAAATATACCAATGCAATCATTTTACCACGCAATGAACATTGTTAAGACTACTTATAATTTAGAAACTGGACCATTATTAGTTCAATATTATGAAAACAGGGAGTTGTTCTTAGAAAATTATAAAAAGAAAGAAGCAAAAAAGAAATAACGCAATGAAAACAAGCAAATAATTATATGTTAAAAATAAAATATTATTAACATACATATATAATAATGTCATTGTCAGACGTAACAAAAGAGATATTAAAAATATATAATACTAAATTTGACCGAAATGAAAAAGAAGAAGAAGAATTAGAAAAAGAAGTGAAGCTTAATGAAGAACAGTTATTAAAGAAATACAATGATATTTTATTATGCCGCAACTCAGATAAAAATATTACAAATAAACCACGCGATAAAGATGACGATTTTGATCCAATTAAATTAGTTAATGAATCTAATCAAATAGAAACTGACAATAATAAAGATGTCTGTAATGTCATATGCAAAATGAATTACGTAGAAGATAAATCTTTCATTAATAAAATGATTATATACAGGATTGCAGAAATAAAAAAGCGTCTTATGTTTATAAAATACAACATTGAAATTTATAAACTAATTATTACCAATATACTTAACCTACAATATAAGATAGATTCTGGTCACATAGAAAACAACGACGAAACAACAGGCGAATTAAATGAATTAAATTTGCAAAAAAAGCTAGTAAAAGAGTATTTAGAAAAATACGTAGTAAAAAGCGAAACATACATCATTAATACAAGTATATGCAAGTTTCTATTTTTACAAGATCGCTATAAAAAATTGGTTGGTTAAAATAAAAATATTTAAAATATAATGTATAATGTAAATATAAATATACAACAATGATTTCAAATAAACTAAATGAACTAGAATCGCCTTTAAATGCGAACATTAATATCCGAGACGTTTTATTGCAAATTAAAAACTACGCTTCACAAAAAATAGACGATGACATTATTAGCAGAAATATAGATGGCGTTAATTTTAACACCTCCGATAAATCCACATTTTCCTTCAATTACATAATGGATGATTTTTATGAAAATATAATTGACATAAAAGAAGAAACTAATGATATATTTGTGAAATTATTATTATGTTGCACAAATTATTCTGGGGAAGAAAATGAAGACGAAGACATAGACAAACACATACAAGATATAAATAAAGAAATTAGTGATTTTGATAGTTTAATTCAAGAAGTTAGAATGAAAAAAATCGTGCGTTTATCCAGTATACCAACCGAAGTTAAAGCAAATGGAAAAACTAGCATTTATAAGTTTTCTGATAAAGACGCCAAATTAATTGAAGATATAAATCATTTTTTAAATAAATATAAAGAATATAGTCTAATCTCCTAGTTTTTAGAAGAATAACCCACCGCGTCCACGCTTTTGGGTTTTTGAAGTTTTTCCTTTATATTTATTAATAAGTTTTTCCCGTTTAGTCAATGTTTTTGCGTTTTTCTTTGTTTTAGATTTTATTTTGGGTGTTGATTGCTTCTTGGCTAATTCATCCGCTGGTCTATAACGCAAGAACCACTCTTCATATTCTTTATCTTGCTTTTTCGTATGATCTTTCATCTCTTTAAACTTTTCCGCCTTTTCAGCTCTCATCTCTTCCACTGTTTCTTGATGTCCATAGCAGCTTATGCTGAATCTTCTTAGAAGACCCTTTTGTTGTAATCTATTTTTCTGTTGCACTTCAAAGAGGAATTGTGCCATGCACACTATTCTCTCTGTATCATAGTAATTGCGGTCTGAATATAAAAATGCCAAGTAAAAGCTCAACATGGTATCAACTGTCGCTATTTTCACTGGATGTTTATCAACTGTAATAATATTGTAACTGTGGCACGCAATTGGCATATAAATAAAAGCAATTGTATCTGCGCCGATTAAAACTTGATAGTGTGGTGCAACTATCTCTCCCATTTCTTTGCGTTTTACAATTTTAGCTTTATACCCCGCATCTTTTAAACGCTCTTTCAAAATTTCAGCTGTCTTTTTAGGGTCTTCCGATAAAACGTCAAAATCCGGAATCTTTTCCAGACGTTTGTGTAAATGCTTCGGCATATAATGCAAGTAGAGACTTACTGCGTATCCACCAAAAAACACCACCCCTTGGTTAATAAATGAATTTCTAGTTATTTCAAATATCTTGTCTTCATCTTCTTTGTTTATCATTTCTCTCTGAAAAGGCTCTATGTCATCACAATGCGCGGATTTTAAAGGATAGTTGTTATTGAGAAGCGTTAAACGCTTTAAAACTTTTTCCCATCTTGAAACATCGCCGGCCGGTCTTGAAAGTTCTAAATACATAGACATTCTCAAGTAATTCGGAGGAGCGTATAAAATACCGTCTATTTTAATTGCTTCTTGTTTTACCGCTTTGTAAATTTCCTTATGTAAAAATGTAATGTCTGCAACTGGTATAAAATTCACAAACACCTTATACGTGCCCTTGTGTTGCCCAGACTTGGCTTCTACCTCTAAAAAACCTTCTTTCACATAATCGTCTGTTAGTTCTTTGCTATCATTTAACGCATTAAAAGAGAAAAAATCATAGTCTGGTATTTCCACTTCTGTGTTGTAAAATTGGTCTTGTTTTGGCAAAATATTATTAATCGCGGTTCCTCCATAACATATCACTTTTTTCCTGCGGATAAAGTTCTCTACAATTCCAATTATCTTCTTTACTTCTCCTGAATTGGCTACAGCTCTTCCAGAACGCTCTTCGGCTTTATCTATCGCACTTCTTAATATTGCCAATTCGCATTCCTGGAAGCTCATTGATTTATCGCATATGTTTTTCATTTAATAGTCTTATATTATTAAAAGAAAAAAGAAAAATTAAAAGAGAAAGAAAGTTGAAAAATACAACTAAACAATTCTTATTATAGTGTAAAAGTGCTTACTGGCCAACAACTATGAGTAAATAGTTGAAAACAAACAACATTATTTTTCAATAATTCATCTATTATAGGCTGCGATACGTGCATAGTATATCCATTATTCCAATTCAAAACTTTTGAAACACAACCGTATCTATATACCCTATCTAATTGTTCTTTTGTGAAACATTTGAAGAAAGTATCCATGTTAGTTAATGGATATTTATCTAATAGTATCCTCAACCGTATAGACTTTGAAAGAGTATATTCTCTGATTTCGTTCTCCATTTCCTCGGGCAATTTTAGAATGCTTTCTCTCATTTTGGTTTGATTGTTTGACTATCTAATCAAAACATAAAAAGAATTAAATTTTTTTAGAGTGTAACTTAAAACAAATAGTATTTTTATAATTTGAATGGTTTTTGTTTGTTATTTTAACTTATTTATAATATTCTTTGGGTTTCCAATCATTTTTCCATTAGTGTGTGGTTTCTTTGCAAAATAACTGTTCCAGAATCTTTGCGTGTTGTAAAAATCTGCTTTATGAGCTCCAGACCATTTGCTTTTGCCGCAGAATTTGTTATGATTGTTTGCACCCATAGTAAACCAATCCTTATTAGATTTTCTTAACGTACACTCGCAAATTGCCTTTTTGGAATTCTTGGGATCAACTACGCATTTATGGTTTAAGCAATCAGACCACTCGTATTTCTTAGGGCATTCTGTGATTATTTTTCCGTCATTCAGCTCATTAATGGAAAAGGTAGAGTAAATACGACGAGTTCCTGTCTTGGTTTTATGCGCCTTTAATCTGCTGCAAGACTTGGTCGCAAAATTGTAGCCGTTTTCTACTGTGCATTTGCAACTGGTTTTACCAGGCTTATTCTTTATTGTTTTGCAAGGAGCGGAAGTGCACAGTGCATACCGACTTTTACAAATTGTTAATTTTTTTGTTTGTTTTTTATTTTGTCTATTCTTTCTTGTCTTGTGCATATTATATTATTGTATTATTTTATTTTTCATAATACAATAATTTTTATTTGATTTGATTTGATTTGATTTGATTTGATTTGATTTGATTTGATTTGGCTCAACCTTTCTCAAAGGTTGATTAGATATTAAACGCATAATAATCGCTCTTAACGCTTCTCGTTTCAAATGACAAAGCAGGATTTTGTGGAGGAGGTTCCGGAACATAAACTGGAATGTATCTTAGCTTTTCAGGTTTCAAGCAAAAAGCGTATCCACATTTATCAAAGAACGCATTATTCTCCTGTAAATTTACATCATTCTTCTGATACATCATCGCAATCATCTGGCAACCAGTTTCTCTGCAAACAATAGCACTTGGGTTCGGTGGATCAGCGCCAATATCCGGCATTGAAATGCTCATATTTTGCTTATTATAGTCTTGCAATTCAACTAAATCCGGTGTATTTTTCACATCATAATAATGCAATGCGCGCATAAATATAGAATTGCTTGTCATGTTCACATATTCGTAGAAATCTTCTGTGTCCATGAAAGAATTGTTTGACTTGTCAACAATAACAACTATTTTTTTATTAATCAAATCCATCAATTTTGTATTGCCAAAGTTCTTTCCATTCTGCTCAAAGCTTGAAGCCGGTCCTAAAAAGAATGAATCGTGGCTCTTGAATAAATTAGCCAAGTTCTGATACATTTTTTGGTTGGCGCTCTTGAATCTAAAATGAAAAATTATTGGGTCTTGTGGGTTAGGTGCACCACTTGACGCAAATGCATAGTTTGTAACTATATTCATAACGTCAGAAAAAGCGACAACATTATAAGTTTCCTTAATATGATTATTGTCAACCGTGGATGTAGCAACCACTGGTTGATCATCTATTGAGAATATTTCAAAATCTAAACCCCGAACGCCTTGCTTCAAAACGTCTTTTAATGCGCACGTTGAAACATAATCATTTTTGAAAGTTCCTGGACTGCAGCAATTGTATGCAGTTTTAATGTAATAGTCTTTCAATGTATAACCACAATTTGGATCACTTGAGTTTAATGACTTTATTGATCCATTCAATGCAGAAAACAGATTGCTCATATTGCTGCACTCGCGATTCAACAAATTTCTCATGTAAAAATAATACCATAGAGCCGCAATAATAACGATTATAATCATGCTTAATAACATATAAGCCACATAGTTCTCCTTAAGATTTGCCATCATATTCATCATTTTATTCGTAGTATCCATTGTCCTACTATATTATAATACTAATTTTAAAATATAATAATATTAATCAAAAAAGTTAAATATAAATTATTTGTGTATAGTATATCTAAAAGATGGCTGGTGGATTAATGCAATTGGTCAGTGAAGGACAACAAAATATCATATTAAATGGCAACCCTTCAAAAACTTTTTTCAAAGCAACATACGCTCGCTATACAAATTTTGGTTTACAAAAATTTCGCGTTGATTTTGAAGGCGCAAAAACACTTCGTTTAGCAGAAGAATCTAATTTCACATTTAAAATACCTAGATATGCAGACCTTTTAATGGATTGTTATTTAAGCGTTGACTTGCCAAATATTTGGAGCCCAATTATGCCTCCAAATACTGACCAAGAATCTGAACTTTATAACAGTGGAAAATGGATTCCATATGAATTTAAATGGATTAATTCTATTGGAGCAATGATGATATCTCGCATCACTATTACATGCGGAAACCAAACACTGCAAGAGTTTTCCGGCGAATATTTGAAACTTATGATTGAACGCGACATGCCCGGAAGAAAGTTATTTGGGTTTAATGAAATGGTTGGAAATATTCCCGAATTAAACGACCCAGCGAATTCCGGGGCGCGAGTTAACACTTACCCAAACGCTTATTATAACCCTAATAGTTCCGGACCTTCAATTAATGGAAGAACTTTATATATTCCGTTAAACAGCTGGTTCAACTTTAAAACTCAAATGGCCTTTCCATTAATCTCATTGCAATACAACGAATTGCACATTAATGTTACAATGCGACCAATTCAAGAATTGTTCCAAATTCGCGATGTATATGACAGCGCAAACAATTATCCTTATGTGGCTCCAAATTTTAATTTGTGGTATATGCAGTTTTATAGATTCTTGCAGACCCCTCCCGACGTTGAACTTGGATTAAATTCTTACGTGGATAAAAGAACTTTGTGGAATGCAGACGTTCATTTAAATTGCACATATTGTTTTCTTTCCAATCAGGAATCCAGATTATTTGCACTTCAAGAGCAAAAATATTTATTTAAACAGGTAAGAGAACAGATATTTTACAATGTCACTGGTCCAAATAAAGTGCAACTGGATTCAATTGGAATGGTTTCAGGCATGACGTTTGTATTCAAAAGAAGCGATGTGAACTTGCGAAATGAATGGACAAATTATTCCAACTGGCCATATAATTATTTGCCATATGATATAGTACCAGCGCCAACCAGTGGAACATATCAGATAACCAGAACAAACCCAGATGGTTCCACAACGGTTGTTGATATTGGGCCTGGTGTGAATCCAAATGGTAATTTAACTGGCTGGTTTATAACGAGTGAATCTCGTGGTGCAAATACAAAAGGCATATTGGTTAACCTGGCAATATTATTAGACGGATCTTATAGGGAGAATTCACAACCCAGTGGAGTTTACAACTACATAGAAAAATGGATTAGAACTGGAGGATGGGCAGACGCTGGAATCTATTTTTACAGTTACGGAACGTCAAATTCACCTCTAGATATTCAACCTTATGGAGCAATTAATATGAGTCGTTTTACCACCATTGAGTTGGAATTTAATACGATTATTCCAACGTTGGATCCATACGCGCAATCGCTCGCTATTTGCGATCCCCAGACTGGAAATATAATAGGCATTAATAAACCAACCTGGCGAATCTATGATTACAATTTTGACTTGTATACATTTGAAGAGCGATATAATGTTGTTACTTTTGTTGGAGGAAATTGTGGGCTTATGTATGCAACTTAATTAGCTCTTTCGGAAAGATTCTGATGATAAAGCAGACGCTAGCAACGCAAATGGAATTACATTCAACCATAAAAATTTTTTTTTTTGATATTTTATGGTTAACGTTTCTGCCGCAATCGTTATAGGCAACGCTGTTGTAAAAGTAATATAAAGCAGTAAATCTGTAGCTGATGTGATTTTGGGATTTTTTTTCCCCGGTAGTCCGTACGCTTCTAACCCAACCGCCCCGGTGAATACTCCAAGTGGAACGCCTAAAGCACCTACCGCTAACGCTACTTTAGTTGTAGTCTTCATTATATTATACGCTAGGATGTTTATTTTTACAAAAAAAATAAGTTACTGGTTATGGGGGGGGACGATATTGTCGTTCATAAACACTTGAAGCGCTCCTATTACGGAAATTGTGGGCTTATGTATGCAACTTAATTAGCTCTTTTAGATAGCGCCTAATACGGTATTAGAAATTAGTAACGCAAATGGAATTGTATTCAACCATAAAAATTTTTTTTTTTGATATTTTATGGTTAACGTTTCTGCCGCAATCGTTATGGGCAATGCTGTTATAAAAGTAATATAAACCATTACATCTGATGCTGATTTTAATTTGGGATTTTTTTTCCCCGGTAGTCCGTAGTATGCCGCCCCCGCCCCTGCGAATACTCCAAGTGGAACGCCTAAAGCACCTAGTGCTAACGCTACTTTAGTTGTAGTCTTCATTATATTCTACGATATGATATTTATTTTTACAAAAAAAATAAGTTAATGGTTATGAAAAGATGATATTGTCTTTCATAAACACTTGAAGAGATCCTATTACTGAAATTGCGTTAAGTAATAGATATTTTTTATCTTGATATTTTATGGCTAAAGTTGATGCAGCTATCGCTCTTGGCAGTGCAGACGCCATTATCACAACTGGAAGGGGCGGCAACGGGTGCCAGTCTTTCTTCGCAATGATAGATATACCACCAATTGATATAATTGCTCCAAGCGGAACGGATAAAGCACTAACCGCTAACGCTACTTTAGTTGTAGGCTTCATTATATTCTACGATATGATCTTTATTTTTACAAAAAAAATAAGTTAATGGATCAGGAGTTTTTTATATTGTTTTATATTATAGATGAAAACGTCAACGACCTATAATGTGAAATACTTTACAATACTACTAATAACCATTCTAGTTATTTTTTCAATTGTCGTTGTGTACGCGTATAATTCTGGTTCTTGTCAGCTTCAAAAAAAATATGAATGCAATGATAAATTTTGTCTTTATAAAGAATTTCCAATTCAATTATCTAATAATTCTATGAACGAAATTCAATCCATGTTACAGGACAAATCCATTCAAAAACGCGTTGAAATAACATCCTTTGCCGAAAATATTGCCAATTGCGCGCTTCCAAATAAAGCAGGTGTTACGGTTCCCACAAATCAAATCGTAAAACACTCTGACAGCATTATACCTTTCTATCAAAATGAACTTTGTGACAAAATTTCAGAACTTCTTGGATTCAAGGTATATCCAACGAACCTTTCCTTTCCTACTTCGTGCGTTTTATTAATTTATGAGAATGAAGGTGATTGGATCAATTGGCACTACGATTATAATTATTATGATGGCCGTTTTTTCACTGTTTTGATTCCGATTACCGCGGATCTTACGTGCACCAAGTTTGAATTCAAAAATAATAAAAATGAGGTGGTAAGTCTAGATTTAAATGAAAACGGCATTTGTTTTGAAGGAAATTACTTATATCACAGAGCGTCCAAGCTATGCGCAAATCAGCGCCGAGTAATATTGTCGTGTCAGTTTGTTACGGATAATAAAATGAGCTTAATTAATCAGTTACGGATTAAGCTCAAGGATTTTGCTTATATAGGCGCATTGAAATAGGTAATAAAATCAGAATATATTATTTTGGTTTAGCGTTCTCAGTAAGGGCGGAAATTTCGAATAAAAAGGGGTCAAAAGTGTTTCCAAAATCCGAAAAAGGACAAAAAAAATGTCCAATTTTCAAAACCGCCGACCTTTTATGAAAAAGGGGTCAAATTTCCGCCATTGTCAGCTAAATGGTCTAAAAAGGTTTTTAAAATCGTAAAAAAGTGTTACGCTATTTTTTATATATTTTTTGAGGAAAAGGGTTTAGGTGTTTTTTCTGTCCTCTAATTAAGGACAAATGAATGACAAAAATGCGCCAAAAACCGCCGATTTTCTTACTTGTAAATGTTGTGACTTTAAATGCTCTAAGAAGAGTGATTGGGATAGACACAATTTAACACTGAAACATAAAAAGAATGACAAACGAATGACAAATGATGACAAAAATACGCCAAAAACAGCCGAGAAATTTGTTTGCGAGTGTGGTAAGGAATATAAACACCGTCAAGGATTATGGTCTCATAAGAAAAAATGCGAAAGCGCCGCCTTTCCCCCAACAGAATCTGAACAACCCTCAAATAATATAATTGTAGAGCTACTTAAACAAAACAAGGAATTTAAAGAGCTTATTATTGAGCAAAATAAGCAGATAATGGAACTCGCAAAGGAGAAAAATACTGTTATAAATAATACAACTAATAACAGTAATACAAATAATAATCAGTTTAACTTGCAGTTCTTCTTGAATGAACAGTGCAAAGATGCCCTCAACCTTGGCGACTTTGTAGAACAGATAAAGTTGCAATTATCGGATTTGGATATGATCGGTCGCGTTGGTTATGTAGAAGGAATGAGCAAAATATTCATGCGAAATTTACATGCACTTGACGTATTTAAAAGACCGATTCATTGCAGCGACTTGAAGAGAGAAACGTTGTATATAAAAGACAAAAATGCGTGGGAAAAAGAAAATAGCGAAAATATTAAAATTAAACGCGCAATAAAGGGCATTGAAAATAAAAACATAAAACAAATTCCATTTTGGGTAAAGGAAAATCCGGCATCTGAAGATTTTGAAACTAAGAAGCACATGGAATATCAAAATATATTATTGGAAGCTATGGGAGGTTCCACCTTAGAAGATGATAATAAAAAATGCGATAAAATAATTCGCAATATTGCAAAAGAAGTCGTCATTGATAAAAAATAATAAATAAAAAATAAAAAATAAATAATAAATAATAAATAATAAATAAATAATAAAAATAAACCAACAACTCTATTCTTTTATAAAGCCAATGGGAATAAGATATCCCGAATATAAAATATTATTTGCAATATTACCCATTAAATGAAACGTTGCATGAGAATATATTGATGACCAGAGATGTCTTTTTATATCAAAATATTTGCCAAGAAAAAAGAAAAATAAACTAAAAATAAGAACAGTAAAATATACCTCTTTACTTTTTGTATGATTCGCGCGAATAATATGGTAAATAACCCCATTTATAACACACGTTACATCTACTTTGCGTCTTAATGAATTATATACAGGTTTTCTCCAATGATTAACAGATGTTAAGAAGATTGTTCCGGATATTGCCGCCATATCATAATGTTTTCTATAATAAGCGTGCATTGCAGTAAAAAAAATCAAAAAAGACAATCTCCAAATAACAACGGCTTGCTCAGGATAAAACATTTCACCATTTGATAATGGCGCTTGCAATTTATTTTTCATAGTTAATAGTTTATTAGATTCATTATTTAAATTATTTATAAATAATCTCATATATATTGCATGATATTATCTACGATTGCTACTAAAGAAAATCATTGGCAGCCAAAGGTCCGTCAACAATAAATTCACCGCTCAACGTTGGTCGTTTTGGATAATTTGGCATAAATGATTGCGCGGATGGACTATATCGCTTATCAAACAATTCCTTTTCCGCGTCAAAAGTTTCTCTCCAAGTATCAACACCTTTAAAATAACTTGGCGGCGGGCTGTCTGGTGTACCAATCAATTTAGCTTGTGTGCCAATATCAGTTGTTAAAACAGAGTAATTTGGTGTTTGCTCTGTCGTGAGTTTTCCCGCATCGTTGTTGCCGCGAATATTTGTAACACGTTGACTATTTTCAGGAGCGAATTGTTTTGTTTTAGAATTGCAACCAAAACAGTCTATATCGGAACTGCATTGTTCTCCTGTTAATGAACATCTATTATTGGGGCCGCACATATTCTGACAACTTGTTGTAGTTGTTAATGGCAAATCTACGGTGTGATTTGTTGAAGGACCTCCATTATCAATGATGGGTCCTAATGAAGTAAATTGCTCAACAATGTACCCATTTTTTATTAAATAGTCTCCCCAGTTAAAAATGTAAATAGTTAAAAATAATATAATAAAGGACCAAATGATTAAATATAGTTTGCTCATTATATATTTTGATTAGATAAAAAGATTTTTAGCAATTTAATGAATAAAATATTATATCGTTTTATTATAGTTATGTCAGATACATCAGCTATAGATGATAAAAAAAATAAAAGTGAAAAACCAAAAAATGCATTGTTGAAATTTTCTCTCGGAATTTTTTATCAGTTGATCACTTTAGGTATTATAATATTAATTGGCTCTTTATTTTTATATACAGGAAAAGTCGCGCAATCCAACCTGCTTCCAACATGTTTAGCGTACGTTCCTTACACCGACGCCGCGCCACCAATTAAAGAAATTCCAATAGACATTAACGTTGTAAAGACCGAGAAAGGCAATTGGTCAACTAAATTGAAATTTCCATTAGAAGAAAATTTAAAAACAATTGAGAAGACTCTAGGCGCATTAAAATCACTTGTTAATGGCCCTAAAACCAATGTTTTTAAAATGTATATCGGAACAACCTTACAGGAGGTTGTCTCTTGTAATTTTAACATCATTAATACAATCTATAATTTTATAAATGCATTTATTCCCGAAACGTTAATCGTATTATTAGGACCATTTTTAGGATTTTTTATATACATTTTAACTGGTGTAATAGACACGTTTTATTTGATCTTTTTGTGGTTTTACAATATTCATTTGTTGTTTAGCGAAAAAACAGAAACCAACACTTCAACGAGTTGGAAAAGTGGTGACATGTGGGGAATATTAACGTGGTACTGGTCATTATTTTACATATTCTTATTTATTATTGCGTTTTTTTTAATCGGAATGGGGCTTATTATTCCCATTTTGTCTTTCTTGATATCCACGTTTTGTCTATTTTTCCCTTTATTTATGAAATCAAAGAATGCAACAACTGGAAAATCGTATGGCGTGGGTGAAACCATTAAAAATATATTGAAATTTAAGATGAGCATTATCATGATTCTTATGTCATTGAATATTATTATTAGCGCCAATAGCAATTTTGGTGGGTACACTGCATTTGTAGCTATTGTTGCATGTATACTATTATACTTTTTTACAAGCATTTATAAACCATATACACCAAAAGGTGTAGATCATTCAACTTTTGGATTAGGCGATTATGCGCAAGCTGAAAAAGAATGTATACCAACAACCGAAACAAAAGGAGAACCCAGTTTGATTGAAAAAATAGAGAATTTGTTTGGCGGTTCAAAAAGAACAAGAAAATAAATGGTCCAGGCAAAAAATTTATTGTAAACTTTTGAATATAATATAAAAACCTCTTGTATTATATTTTAAATAGGATTCATTATGAAAAAAAATGCAAAAACAGGAAATAAAAAAGACGAATTTCCATTTGTTAGTATATGCACACCAACCTTTAATAGGCGACCGTTTTATTCTGTAATTATAAAGTGTTTTGAAAATCAGACATATCCAAAGGATAGAATGGAGTGGATTATTATTGACGATGGTACTGATAAGATTGAAGATTTGGTCAAGGATATACCTCAAGTGAAATATTTTAAATATGACAAAAAAATGAATCTAGGTAAAAAGCGAAATCTGATGCACGAAAAGGCAACAGGTGATATACTAGTTTACATGGATGACGACGACTATTATCCGCCAGAAAGAGTGTCGCATGCAGTAGAAATGCTGCAAAAAAATCCAGAGGCTCTTTGCGCAGGTTCAAGTGAAATGTATATTTATTTTAAACACATTCATAAAACGTACAAGTTTGGGCCATACGGACCAAATCATTCTACTGCGGCAACGTTTGCTTTTCGAAGGGAACTTTTAAAACAAACGCGTTATAATGATAATGAGGCGCTTGCAGAAGAAAAGGCGTTTTTGAAAGGTTACACGATACCGTTTGTTCAACTGGATTCTATGAAGTCTATTTTGGTTTTCTCTCATGTTCATAATTCGTTTGATAAGAAAACAATGTTGGAAAATCCAAATCCGTATGTATCCCTATCAGAAAAAACTGTGGATGATTTTGTAAAAGAACCCGATATAAAGGAGTTTTTTATGAATACAATTGACGCAGTGCTTGCCTCATATGAACCTGGAAGACCAGAGCATAAACCGGAGGTTCATCAGCAAATAGAAGAGCTTACAAAAAAACGCGCGGAAGCTATTGAAAACCATCAAAAGATGATGCAAATGCAACAAAAAAATATAATGAATGCAAACCCCATAGAATTGGCCGCTGCGTACGAGAAAAAATTGTCAGAACAGACTCAAATGATACATTCGTTGATGCAAGAAAATACACAGCTTACAACAAAAGTGGTTTATTTGGAAAATAAAATAAAAGAAATCATCCAAAAATCAATCCAGCAAAGAACGCAACAGCTAAATTAGGAGATTAAATAATGACTTGAAACATTTCTATATTATTGCAAAATAGTTATATTTTTAGCAAAAAACATTTTATTCGTATTAAGTATAATGGGAAAAATAACGCCTTTGCTTGTTGTTGTTGGAATTGCTGCCGTTATTGGCATAATTTTAAAAAATGTTATTAATAAATTGCCGACAATTAAGGTTGGATATTTCCCCGAATTTATCGCTATTTCTGGAAAGTATGCTTATGTTGCAAATCGTAATGCTTCAGTAAGTGTTATTGATACATCAACAAATACCGTTATAAAAACAATTCCTGTTGGAAATGGACCTAGTTTCATTGCTATTTTTGAAAATTATGCTTATGTTGCAAATAGTGATGATAATACAGTAAACGTTATTGATACAACAACGAATATCGTTATAAAAACAATTCCTGTTGGAAATGGACCCAGCTTTATTGCTATTTCTGGAAAGAGTGTTTATGTTGCAAATAGTAAAGATGGAACCGTGACTGTTATTGATAAAAAAACAAATACCGTTATAAAAACAATTCCGGTTGGAGCTGGACCCACATTTATTGCTATTTCTGAAAAGTATGCTTATGTTGCAAGCCTTGGTGGAACAGTTAGTGTTATTGATACAACAACAAATATCGTTATAAAAACAATTCCTGTTGGAAATGGACCTAGTTTCATTGCTATTTTTGAAAATTATGCTTATGTTGCAAATAGTGGTGATGTTATTACTAATGGAACAGTTAGCGTTATTGATACAACAACGAATACCGTTATAAAAACAATTCCTGTTGGAAATGGACCTAGTTTCATTGCTATTTTTGAAAATTATGCTTATGTTGCAAATAGTGATGATAATACAGTAAGCGTTATTGATACAAAAACGAATACCATTATAAAAACAATTAAAGTTGGATCTTCCCCCATATCTATTGCAATTTCTGGAAATTATGCTTATGTTGCAAATAGTTGGGATGGAACAGTAAGCGTTATTGATACAACAACGAATACCATTATAAAAACAATTAATGTTGGAAAATTCCCAGCGTATATTGCTATTTCTGGAAATAATGCTTATGTTGCAAATCGTACGGATGCTACAATAAGCGTTATTGATATTTCTGGTTATAAGTGATATACTTAGAAGATCAAAACAAATATATTTTTAGCAAAAAATATTTTATTCGCATTAATTATAATGGGAAAAATAACGCCTTTGCTTGTTGTTGTTGGAATTGCTGCCGTTATTGGCATAATTTTAAAAAATGTTATTAATAAATTGCCGACAATTAAGGTTGGAAATGGACCCAATTATATTGCTATTTCTGAAAAGTATGCTTATGTTGCAAATTATGGTGGAACATTTAGTGTTATTGATACAACAACAAATATCGTTATAAAAACAATTCCTGTTGGAGATGGAGCCATTTTTATTGCTATTTCTGGAAATAATGCTTATGTTTATGTTACGAATTATGACGATTCAACAGTAAGCGTTATTGATACAACAACGAATACTGTTATAAAAACAATTCCTGTTGGAAATGATCCCAATTATATTGCTATTTCTGAAAAGTATGCTTATGTTGCAAATTCTGGCAGTGACACAGTAAGTGTTATTGATACAACAACAAATATCGTTATAAAAACAATTCCTGTTGGAAATGGACCCATTTTTATTTCTATTTCTGAAAAGTATGCTTATGTTGCAAGCCTTGGTGGAACAGTTAGTGTTATTGATACAACAACAAATATCGTTATAAAAACAATTCCTGTTGGAGATGGAGCCTTTTTTATTGCTATTTCTGGAAAGAGTGTTTATGTTGCAAATAGTGGGGGTGAATCAGTAAGCGTTATTGATACAACAACGAATACTGTTATAAAAACAATTCCTGTTGGAAATGGACCCATTTTTATTGCTATTTCTGGAAAGAGTGTTTATGTTGCAAATAGTGGGGGTGATTCAGTAAGCGTTATTGATACAACAACGAATACCGTTATAAAAACAATTCCTGTTGGATCTTACCCTAATTTCATTGCGATTTCTGGAAAGAGTGTTTATGTTGTAAATAGTGGGGGTGAATCAGTAAGCGTTATTGATACAACAACGAATATCGTTATAAAAACAATTAAGGTTGGAGCTGGACCCTGCTTTATTGCTATTTCTGAAAATAATGTTTATGTTGCAAATGGTGATGATAATACATTAAGCGTTATTGATATTTCTGGTTATAAGTGATATACTTAGAACATCAAAACAAATATATTTTTTAGCAAAAAATATTTTATTCGTATTAAGTATAATGGGAAAAATAACGCCTTTGCTTGTTTTGGGAATAATTGGAATAACTGCCGTTGTAGTTTTACAAAGCTGCAAAAAACCTACTGCAGAGCCAGTCCCAACATCAACCGTTGTTGTTGGACAATCGCCTGTTTTTATTGCTATTTCTAAAAATAAAGCTTATGTTGCAAATATTTTTGGTAGTTCAGTAAGCGTTATTGATACAAAAGATAATACCGTTATAAAAACAATTCCTGTTGGAGATGGGCCCAACTTTATTGCTATTTCTGGAAATAATGCTTATGTT